ATGGGGGTTCCAGACCGCATCGGGGTCGCCAGCTCAGACGCCGCAATTGACAAGGAATGTTCCGAATGGGCGGTTTAACCAAGAAGCCAGCTGTCATCAAAGCGCTCGAGGGCAATCCCGGCAAACGCGTCATTGAAGCTTCGGGAATTGAAGGAATAGGCGAACCCTTTATCCACGAGCACCTGATGGACGATGCGCGCGGGTGTATCGAGGTGATCAGGCAATCAATGCCGAAGCGGGTTTATTCAGCGCTGGACAGTTACCTGTTGGCGGCGTTCGGCATGGCATGGGCGATCCATAAAAAGGCGGCCCTGGAGATCAGCAACCGTGATTTTATCTGGATTGCCGGTGTGGACCGTGTATCGCCATGGATAAAGATGTTGAATCAGCAAGCGATGGTTCTGGCAAGCCTCGGCGACCGTCTCGGCCTCGATCCAAGAAGCCGCAGCGCGCTCAAGCTTCCAGGCGCCAGACAGCAGAAAAGCAAGTTCGACGGCCTGATCGGGCAGATCGTGTCATTTCCTTCATCGAAAAACTGACGATTCCGTCCGGCGTCGGCCAGGGCACGCCGTTCATTTTGCGTGAGTGGCAGCGGCGCTTCATTCGGGACATCTACGAGCCGCACGATGCGCGGACCGGCCAGCGGATGGTTCGGCGGGCCATTCTCTCGGTGGCACGGAAGAACGGCAAGTCGGCACTGATTGCAGCGCTGGCTCTGACGCACCTGATCGGGCCGGAATCTGGCGACAACAACGAAATCTATTCCGCGGCCAATGAGCGCGATCAGGCGGCGATCGTATTCAAGGTAGCGGCGCAGATCGTGCGCGCCGACCCCGAACTCAGTGAGATATTGCGATGCATCGACAGTACCAAAACCATCGCATGCTATCGCAACGGCAGCTTCTACCGGGCTGTGTCGGCGGCGTCGGGTACCAAACACGGGCTCAACCCGAGCTTTGTGATTTACGACGAACTGGCACAGGCGAAGTCCCGCGATCTCTACGACGTGCTCGACACCTCATTTGGCGCCCGAAGCGATCCGCTGTTCGTGGTGATCTCGACACAGAGCAATGACCCCGAGCACATCCTGAGCAAGCTGATTGACGATGGTCTGCACGCCAATGATCCGCGCATCGTCTGCCATTTGTATGAGGTGCCGGAAGACACCAAGGACATCTTCGATCCGAAGGTATGGAAGCAGGCCAACCCGGCACTTGGCGATTTTCTCAGCCTCGCTGATCTGAAGGCTGTAGCGGACAAGGCCGAGCGCCTACCGGCGGAAGAGCCAAAATTCAGAAACTTAAGACTTAACCAGCGTGTCGCGCCGGTTTCCTCGATGATCTCCCGCAAGGAATGGATGTCATGCGTTGGTCCCGCGGAGTTTCAAGCTGGCGAAGACGTTTATCTGGCGCTGGATCTGTCCAATGTGATCGACCTGACGGCGCTGGTGATGGGATCGGCGGGCGAGAAGACCAGAGTAAAGGCGTTTCTGTGGAAGCCGGAAGATCGGCTGAAGGAACACGGCAACAGGGATTTCGGCTCGGCCAGCGACCGCTATACGCAATGGGTGCGGGAGGGACATTTATTGGCGTCGCCGGGGCCGTCGATCTCGATGACGGCGGTTGCCAACCAGATCATCGCGTTGACGCAGAGCTATAATGTTTTGGGACTTGCGTACGATCGTTATTCCATCCGCGACCTACTTAGAGTTTTCGATGAGCTTTCCTTTCCTACCTGGGAAGACAAGGGCAGCGACAAAACCGGATCTGGTTTGCGAATTGTGCCTTGGGGCCAGGGGTTCGTCTCGATGGGTCCTGCCATCAGTGCGTTGGAGCGTGAAGTGGTTGAACGAACCCTCGAGCATCCAAATAACCCGGCACTGAACTGGAATATTGCGAACGCAGTCGTCAGAACGGATCCTGCGGGCAATCGGAAACTGGACAAAGATAAAGCCCGCTTTCGCATCGACGGAGCGGTGGCGCTGGCGATGCTGTGCGGACTGAAGAGCCGCGACCGCAAGAGCGTGGTCGATATTGCTGGAATGATCGGCTAAGCAACAGGATATCCAATCATGCGCTACGTCGTGAAATCGGCGCCGCCACCCGGTGGTGAGCCCGATGAATTCGTCATGAGCGATAACTCGGTCGATCGCATGGGCGATGTGGTCGAGGCCTCGGGCTGGCAGCTCGACCGGATCAAATCGCCGCCGCCGGTCCTGTTCAATCATAACCGCGATCAGATTATCGGCAGTTGGACCGATATCCGTCAGGTCGGCAATCAGTTGGTCGGCCGCATCGCCTGGACCAAGTCCGACAAATGGCCGATGGGGCAATATATTCGCGACCTGGTACGCGAGGGAATCCTTCGCACCGTGTCGGTCGGCTTCGCGCCGGTCGAGCGTCAGCCATTGACCAAGGATGCCAGCAAGGAGTTTGGGCCGTGGCGCTTTACCAAGAGCGAGCTTCTGGAATGTAGCCTGGTGGCGATTCCGGCGAATCCCAACGCGATGGCGGTCGCCAGGTCATTGCATATTCCATCTGAATTTGTCGCGGAAGTCTTCGGCGAGCCTGCACGAAGCTCCGCGGCCACAACCGGCAAGCCTGCCAAATCCCTCGTGCCAAGAGGCGCGACTCATATGACCACACTTTCGCTTTCCCAGAAGATTCAGGCCGCCCAGAAAAGGATTGTCGGCCTGCGCGACGAACTCACTGATCTTGTCAGCAAGGATGATCTCACCGATGAGGAAAAGAAATATTCCGACGAATTGCCAGACTTGATCGAGGCCGAACAGAACGAACTCAGTGCTCTGGAGAAAAAGGAAAAGAGCCTCGCGGTGCGGATCGGCACGCCGCCAGCACCCCACCAGGCGCAAGAGATCATCGCCCCGGCGTCTCCAGCGTTTAGCATACCAAAGAAGAAGATCGAGCCGGTCGAGTACGCGTGGCGGGCCATGGTGGTAGCGCTGCGCTCATTTGCGTCGCAAACAGCCCCCGATCAAGTGCTGCGCAATCTGTATGGCAATGACGAGGGCACACAGATCATCCTGCGCGCCGCCGTCAATCCAGCCATGACCGGCACCGCGGGCTATGCGGCTGAATTGGTGCAGATCGCCTATGGCGGTTTTCTCGATCGTCTGATTGCCAACTCGCTCTACGGGCCGTTGTCGGAAACCGGCATGCGGATCGACTTCGGGAGCAATGGTGTGGTCAAGATCCCGACACGCACCACGGCCTCGAAAGCGGCGGGCGCGTGGGTCGGCGAAGGTTCGCCAAAGCCAGTCAAGAAAATTTCACTGGCACCAATCACGATGACTCCCACAAAATTGGCGGTGATCACGACGTTCACCGAGGAGATGGCCTTCTACTCAACCCCTGCGATACAGGGCATCCTGCAAAAGGCCATGACGGACGATACCCAGGAATCGATCGATGGGTTCCTGATCGACAACGTCGCGGCTTCGGCCAGTCGGCCCGCTGGCCTGCTCAATGGCGTTACGCCAGTTACGGCGTCCGTAGCGGCTACGACGGTCCAGAAAGTAATTGACGATCTCAATGCTCTGATCAAACCGATGGAGGCGGTCGGCGGCGGCGGCAAGATCGTATTGATGGTCAATCCGGCGCAAGCCCGTTCGCTGACTATGGTGACGACTACGACTGGCGACTTCGTGTTCGATGGATTGGCACAGGCCGCGGCTAAGTTCGGCATCAGCCGAATTGTCTCGTCCAGAACCGTCCCGGTAGGACAAGTGATTGCGGTCGATGCCGAGTGGTTTGCCACTGCGACCGGAGATACGCCACGCTTCGCAGTCAGTAATGAAGCTACATTGCATGAGGAGGATACGACACCCCTCGCCCTCGGCACGACGGGGACTCCAAATGTTGTGGCTGCCCCCATGCGATCATTGTTCCAGACCGATTCGATCGCGATTCGGCTCTCGATCTATGTCACCTGGGCCATGACGAGGGCCTCGATGGTTCAAACCATAACCTCAGTGGGATGGTGAACATGACCGAAGAAACCACGGAAGTTCAAGTGATCCTTGGGCCATACCGGGATAGTCGGCTGACGATGTCGACCGCCGACGCCACCGCGGCCATCAACGACCACTGGGCGGTCGATCCGTTCGCCCCGGTCGATGAGAAGCCGCACGATCCGCTC